TGAATTATTTGAGGACATAATAAACTCATCAATTGTACTATCGGGGTCACATATCGGTGTATATGGTGAACCATTAATATTTAAAGTATCTCTAACAGCAGTTCCTTCTCCAACTTTACAATAAAGTTCATTGGGTCTTTCTACAGGAAGGACTATCTCGACACTTGAAAAATCTTCACAAGTTTCACACTCAGGATAAACAACAATTGATAAATCAACTGTTCCAAATCTTTGTAATGGTTCAATAACTAATGAATCAAAAACATTAAAAGGTCTCCAATCAATAAGGGTCACCCCAAATGCCCTAATGTATATTCTTATACTGTAGAGAAGCTGAAATGGTAATATTAATACCTGTATTGCACCAATAAAAACCATGTATATTATTCTTTCGAATATACTAATTACAATTGCCAATAAAATCGAAAAACTAAATTTTCTCCACCCATAATTAATTGGTGGTGTAACAACACTTGACTCACAATCATCTTCCTCTTTTGGTGAAATGTCTTTTATACCAATATAATTGTCTTTACCACCTTTAAAGTGACCACCCATATACGAACTTACCGTATATACTTTGTTATATGTAAACCTAAAAAAATAATCTTCAGGATAATAACTACCGTATGTTTGATTAAAAATAACGGAATTTGTTGTAGAATCAGTTGGATAATCGTTCCAATCTAAAGAGAACGCGTATGAACCATCAACATCAGAATTATATTCTCGTATATTTGGTAACAAATAACTACCGGTAAATCTAACTCTACCTAAAGTATTGTTTTTACCTGAAATTCTAAATCTATAACATGCCGATGTTGGTATACCTTTATTTGGGTCATTTGTAATTTCTGTCTCACCAAATTCATTTGTATATTGATATTCCATGTTCATAGGTAAAGGAATCACAAATGAACCGTCTTCGTCTACATCTTCTTCTATTTGGTAGGTTTCTAATATAGGTCTATCCAACGAATCTTTTGAAGAAGTAAATCTTATCATTTCAATTTCCGCATCGAAAGTTGTTAAATCACACTTTCTACCCATCACACCTCTTGGTCGACAATTTTTGTTTAAAGTATTTTTACCTTTATCCGAATATATTGAACCCAATAAATAGGCTTTTGGTTCGATTTTTACACCTTGACTTGATAAATCAAAATCAGTTCTTGTTATTCCAATTTCACATAAATCTTCATTTCCCCAAAAAGGATAAACTTCAACCGTTTGATTAAAGGATATTATTTGAGGTAACGAATCTAAATCATCAGATGATTTATATGAATATGTATTTTTAAAACTATCAACACCCTTACCTTGTCTAATTAAATCATCGGGTCTTAACGAAAAACAACCTATATCCGATAAATCAACATCAACATGTACAATTTGTGTACCGACAGGTACCCCCCATATCATAAAATCACCGGCGTCATTTGTTTTTGCGGTGTATTTATAATATTTTTCATATACCTCTAAAATTTCTTCTCTTGTTAGAATATCCAATTGGTCAGAAAATGTTCCTGTTGGCTCGTGACCCCCGTGTTGTTGTCTACTTGGAAGTAAATTATATCTATAACCCTCTTCATTTCTATCGTTTATCGATGTATATGGGTATAATGAAGATATCAATGGGTCATTTACATCATCATCAGAAATTGGGATAAAAATGGAAACTCTTGCATTTGGAACACCAAAACCATTGTTTACAAATATTCTACCACAAACAACCCCATAATCAGAACACATAGAAGTGTATGCATCTGTTTGAGTAAATTTTAAAGACAGAATTTCTAAAAGGTCAAAATCGTTTTTTAATTCGACAACCACCTTTTGGTCTCTTCCAATGTTTGTGGATATTCTATGTTTTTGCATTCCTATATAAATAGAAAATAAACAATTTTCTAACTAAAATAAATCCAATTTAAAATGTGGTTGTTCCGAGCGTTTTAACTCTAACCTTGATATCTTTTTCAGGAAACCTAATTTGGTATATTTGATTGGACTTCATGTATATAGTCATATCTGATTGTAAAATCTCTTTTGTGGATTCATTAACATAAGATTGGGTAACTTCAGATGATGAATATTCTCCACCTATATTATTAAAAACTCTAACATCAATGGCATTTACAACACCAGCAACTTCGCCAATTATTCTATACAAATCTCCAACAAAAAGAGGGTCTCCCATTTTTCTTTTATCAATTGAAAAATAATCGATAGTGTCTTGAATTACGGTTCTCACTATTTCCGTTTGATTTCCATTTTTATCAACTACAACATCTATTTCCAAAGAAAAATCAACAACTTCACCACTTTCAATTTCTAAAAAATCATTTATCATTCTATATTCTGATAAATAATTTATAATATTGTTTTTTAATGTCGTTGAAACCGTGTCAATTAAATTACCATTTTCATCATATGACAATAGTTTAACTTTTATCTTATTGTCTTCTTCCATCACATTAACTTTTGCGGGTGCTCCGTATATTGATGGCATTATTTCAATCATCGATTTATAATCATTTAATGTAACCGCTCTATTTTGTGCCGCAAAATTATATGAAATCATATTTCTTATTTCTTCAGTTGTAGGTTGGTCAGCACCACCAATTGCGGGTGTTATATTAATTACGGTTAATGAATTTTGAACTTGGGTGTTTGTGGTTGAATTTGGTCCATTAATAACAAAATCGATATCATCAACACTTGTTATGATGTTGGTGCCTAAATTACTATCTGTACCACCACCAATTCTGTATTTCACAAATAAAGTTGTGTTTGATTTAGGTAACGCACCCAAAGAAGTATTGTTAAGATATACCCCCAAGTTTACTTTTAGATTACCCGTATTATAATCGTCTAAATTATCCATTGGATTCACATTACCCGAACCAAAAGTTATTGAAAAATAATTTTCAGGTGTATATTCTGTTATAAATTTGTTTGAAACAGAAAGGTATGTACCAGAGAGAAAGTTTTCAGAATCCGAAGCCGTTGTTGTGTCAGATATAAAAACTTTATTTTGCATTAATGTTTTAACTTCATACCATTTATTTGATGAAGTTAAAAACTCGGATTCAGTTGGGTTGCCAGCAAAACTTGTTCCTTCTTTGTGTATAATAGAAGATACACCCAAAATATTTTGTTCAGGAAGAAAAATTTTTAAAAATGGTTTTTGGTCTCGTTCTGTTATTACTCGTCTGTATATTCTTGTTACACCATTTACAACCGCCTCTCTCTTAACAATTGAATACGATATTAATCTATTGTTCCCATCAAAATTAGGTATTTTTAATCTATTAGGTTCACCTCTATTATTAAAAGGATTGGAAAAATCTATGTCTTCAATGGTTTCAAATATTTGACCACCGCCAGATATTTGCGCACCTGTTTTAATTGTACCCAAATATCTAGTGTCCTCTTTATCTCCCCTTACAGGTACTTGAATAGTAAAATCACACAATGCAACGGACGGTCTATTTCCTGGTATTTTTAAACCATATGTTTTCGCAATATGGTAAAGAGAGCTTCTTTGTTGTGCAAAATCCAAAATTGTTTCTTGCCAAACTCTATCAATATGAAAATGTAAATTATCGGCAACAGCGGCATTTAAATCTAAAAGAACCGAAAAAATAGATGCGTCATTTGTATTTTTAATTAAATCAGGATAGTACTCTCTTGTTAAATTAACTAATTCTTGCCTCAAACCGGCAAAATCTCTAACTGCGTATGATATTTTTTTACTCATATATTAAATGTTTATAATTATAAAGTCAGATGAGACAAATGGTTCATTATTAATATCATAATCTACCCTAACCTTAGCGGTGTATGGTTTAGTTGAATAGTCTGAAACTCTAAATAATCTAGAATCCTCATCTTCTTGAGGACTAGTTGGTTCTTCCTCATCTTGGTCTGCGGCAGTTACCCTTATAGATTTAATTTCTAAATTAGGTATGAATTGTTTTACTGATGTTCTTATTTCGTCTTCTATTTGTCCCCACGTAATAGCATCATTTGGTTCAAAAATAAATTCAAACAATCTAGTTCCAAAATCAGGTAAATAATATCTAGTGCCCCTTCTCGTTAAAAGAAGATGTATTAAATTTGCACGAATTTCTCTTTCAGGTGTCTCTGTCATTATTAAAAAATCACCTTTAAGACTTTGTCTAAATGGAAAATCTATACCATATGTTCCCGCCATGTTTATAAATATAGTGAAAGACCAAATCTAAGTTTACATTTTCATTAATGTGTTTATTAGTATTTTTATTTTATTAGTTTCTTCCATTATATCAACATCTTTGTGAATAAATTTTGAACCTAAATCTGTTTTAAATGAAGGTTGATAAACATCGTTGGGATGTAAACTTTTCATTTTTTTTATTAACATTGAACCAAAACCTTCTCTTCTTCTACTCGGTTTAACTATGATATCACTAACCGTTATTTCATTATTGTAAATCACATATGAAACATAACCTATAATAGTCTCAGGTCCAAATCCAATTGGATTTTCATCATCATCTTCGTAAATGCCTATTTCATAATTATCTTGTCCGTCATAATGGTCTACATGTTCATGATTAAAAAAAAGTTTTTTCATATAATATAAATATAAAAAAAATCCCATCGAATATTAAACAATAGAAGATATTTAAAGATAAAGGTAATCCCACTCAAATAATTATGAAGATAACTAAAACACTAATAATTGAGGTCAAATTTAGTTTTGAGGACAAAAAAAAAGAGGAACAAGAAGATATATACAATCTTTTTAAAAAATCCTACGAAGAGACATTGGGAACATCGTGGGACGAAAATAAATTCAGAAGTAGAGCGAAAAATTGGTTGTTTTTTGGTGATGAAAATGGGTATGTTGCGGTTAGGATTCAAAGGTCGGGGTTTTACAAATTAGTTGGTGTTGCGGGTAACATCAAAAGTGTTTATAGAGGTTTTGAGGAACTATTATCATTAAATGTTCCCGTATGGGGAATGGTTAGTTCAAATATCCAAAAGATGGTTTTAAAAAAAGGTTTTAAAACCCCACCAACATTTTTGTTAAAAACATTACTTAAAACCATACCTAAAGAAACATTTGGTGGTGTTGATTTTGATGTAAACTCTGATGGTAGTGTTACATTAAAATATTCAGATGTTGGAGATGCTAGAAAATATTTTATCGGTAATGATGAATATTTCAAAAGTATAAAGAAAAATATTTTACCAAAATTAAAAGATAAACTCCCAACTATTGCAAGAAAAGGAATCGAAATGTTTTTGTCTGAGAATGAACAAGAACTAGATGAGGTTGCTTGGGTTACATCCAAAAACGATAAAATCAACCAAGGTTATATCCCATTAACACCATCAATTGTTAAACAAATATTTGGGGAACCACAAAGAATCGAAACATTCCATGTTACCGATGAACAAAATATCGACCAAATAAAAAAAATCATTGGAAAAAGAAATTCAATCTCAACTTTTAAATATTTTTCCGAAAATTACATTTCGGCTTTAAATGGTGTTAAAACAACAGGGGGTATCGTATTAAAACTTGAAGGGGTATTAGACTTCGCCTCTTCAGATGATATATTTTCAACGGTGGATGATTCATTAACTCGAAGATGGATTAGGTCATCCCTTTTATCTCAAAATTTAAGTAATGAAGTACCCAAAAATGGAATTTCAAATATATCTCAATTTAAATCATACATGAGTAAAATATATGAACTTTTGGATAAACATAAAGATGAAATAAAAAATAATTTAGTTAATTTAGTTCTTAATGGAAGAAGTGGTGATTGGAATGAATTATTGGTCAGGAATATAAAAATAAAAAATATCGCTTGGAAACCAACAAAAGTTTTTTCGCAATGTTTTAATAAAGAGAATGAAGAATGTGTTAAATTAATTGACAACCTTAAAAATAAATTATCTGAAATCTCACCAAATGTTGACACGATTTTTGAGAATAAAGAATTGATAAATTGGTTTCAAAAAAATGGTGGGTTTACATCAATTGAAGAGTTTAAGAAAAATTATTTAAAAAACATTTATAAAAATGAGTTAAAGAAAAGTAATTTAGGTTTGCAATATCTTTTAATGAATAGTCCCGATTCATTGACATCAGAACAACAGAATGAAGCTAGATTGAAAATATTTCAATATGCAATGAAAGAGGCGGAAAAAGGTAAGAGTATTACAAATGTGACATTTAAAGTGTTAACACCAGACCAAAGATTTCAATATGCAATGAAAAGGGCGGAAAAAAGTGGGTCTATGTCAGAATATCAATTTAGATTATTAACACCAGAACAACAAAAGATATATAAAGATAAGGGTGGAAAAGTTTTTTATACTTCATATGACGGATTTAGATTATTAACACAAGACCAAAGATTTCAATTTGCAATTAATTTGGCGGAAATAGGTTATAATATTCCATATTACCAATTTGAATTATTAACACAAGACCAAAGATTTCAATATGCAATGAAAATGGCGGAAAAAGGTAAGGGTATTTCATATGACCAATTTAAATTATTAACACCAGAACAACAGAAAATATTTAAAGATAATGGTGGAGAACTTTATTAAACTATGAATAACAAAGATTTATATAAAAAAATCCCATCGAGAATTCGATGGGATTTTATATTGTTTAGTTTTCACCCCCTGTATGACTAAACGATTAGGTGCTCAAGGTTATCCTTGACTATTAAGGGGGTCACCCACGATTGTTCTTATGAACCACAACCTTCACATTCAAATGGTGAATCATTTGGTTTAATCGATAAAACCATTTCTTCAACATAATTACTTGTTAAATTTTGTTCTTTAACATTATTTACATGATTTTCAATATTTGGTTTTGAAAACGAAGTATCGATACCTAAACCCTTAATTGGGTCAACAGCCGCTTTAGTTCTAAGATAGTACATACCCGTTTTTAATCCAAGTTTCCAACCATATAAGTGAGCGGCCATAACTTTTGTTTTATTCGCATTATCAATGAATAAATTTAATGATTGGGATTGGTCAATATAAATTGACCTATTTGCTGCCATTGTTAAAATTCTTTTTTGTGACATCTCCCAAACAGTTTTATAAATTTCCTTTACGTCAACGGGAATTTCTGGTATGTTTTGTACTGAACCATTTTCCATTATTAGTTTTTTCTTTATATCGTCAGACCATAACCCTCTTTCCAATAATTCATTAACCAAATGTTTATTGATTACAATAAATTCACCACCCAATGTTCTTCTTGAATAGAGATTAGAAGTAAAAGGTTCAAAGGCTTCGTTATTACCTAAAATTTGAGCGGTAGATGCTGTTGGCATTGGGGCAATTAAAAGAGAATTTCTTACACCATGGTTTAAAATCTCATTTCTTAAAAATTTCCAATCCCATCTACCACTAGTGTCTTCATCTTTTTTACCCCAAAGTTCATATTGAAATTTACCTTTAGAAATCGGCGAACCTTCATAAGATGAATATGGTCCATTTTCTTTTGATAAATCTTTTGACGATGATAACGCAGCAAAATACATTGTTTCAAATATTTCAACCTGTAATTTATTCGCCTCTTCACTTTCAAATGGTATTTTCAATATACAAAAAACATCGGCCAATCCTTGAACACCTAAACCAACTGGTCTGTGTCTCATATTTGAAAGTTTCGTTTCGTCTGTAGGGTAAAAATTCAAATCAATAACATTATTCAAATTTTTTACTACTTGATACACATATTCATAAAGTAACTCGTGACTGAACTCTTTATTGACAATGTATTTTGGTAAAGCAATAGATGCTAAATTACAAACCGCTTGTTCTTCTGAAGAAGAAAATATTAGGACCTCAGTACACAAGTTAGATGATTTAATTGTACCTAAGTTCTTTTGGTTTGACTTGTAATTAGCGGCGTCTTTATATAACATATAAGGTACCCCCGTTTCAATTTGTGCGGTCAAAATGGCATCCATTAATTTTCTAGCCTTTACGACTTTTCTTGCTCTACCTTCCTTTTCATATCTTTCATAAAGTTCAGTAAATTCTTGAGTAAACAAATACGGGTCATCGTACACGTCGGATAATCCAGGTGCTTCATCTGGTGAAAATAAT